GCGAGTGTAACCCGTCATTTATCGTCTCCCTGAGAGAGCAAATTCAAATACAATGCCCTGAATTGAGAAAGGCGCTGACTGCCCGGAAGTCACGAACGTAGCGCGTACTGAATAACCAGAACCCTGTAGGTCCGAAATAATGACCGGCTTTGAGTTACCACCGTACTGTACGTTGTCGCCGCCGAACGTAATGTTTCGACCGCCGTACACCGTAGGGGCACCGGTAGATTCCTGAGTGTAGGACGATGGTCGGGCTGTGTCCTGATCACCCCAGTCGTACTGCAGTGAAAGGTTTAGTGTGAACGGACCTTCAGCACGAACAAACGTGTTAATCCGGTGTGGCACCTTACGAACTTCAGTATCCCCAAAGTCCAAATACGGCGTGGAGTAAATTGAGACAATGTCGTTGCCGTCAAAAGACTCCCCCTGCTCCTGCCGATAAATCCTGCCGTTGTAGTCCCCGTGAAGGATAAACTCGTCCCGGCCAATGTATTCAGATGTTGTGCAGGAGGCTCGAATACCGAGTAACTCACCGTACTCCCAAGAAATCTGGCCGTTGTTATTTACCAGACCACCGATAATACCGATGGAGTTAAGAGTACTATTCGAGTCGTCACCAATAAAATAGCGAACCTGTGACTTTGATCGGACAACCACGCCGTTCAAAAGATCCAGATCGTTGTTCTGAATAATATCCAACAGACGGCCCTGAATAGACTTAGAAATTGTCTCCAATTCCACGTCACCAATACGGCTTGTACCGGCAACAGGACGAAGACCGTCAGGGGCCAAGAAAATTAGGTCGCCACCAATCTCTTGTACGCTGTCCCGAGAAATACAGCCGACGTTAGCCGTAACCTGACCGACTACAAATCCGGCAGAAATATCCGGGGACACTTTTTTAATGCTGTTAGACCCGAAGACGAATAGGTCGTCTCGGAAAGGCTTAAACTGCACTACAGGAAAGCCAACTGGGATCTGCCCGGCACCAGAAGCGGCTGTGAAATCCAGAGGATTCTGCGGTGCTGAGTGGACGATTACAGACCGTGCTGCTCGGTCTCCACCTACGAACAGATGGTTTTCAAATACATCAACGATAGAAGGAGCGTCTACTAACTGATTCCCGCCGGGAGAAGAGCCAGACCCGCTTCCAGACGAAGTAATTTCAAACCAATCTGTGCCGTCGTAAACAATGGCCGGGTTTACCCCGTCTACAAAACAGATTTGGTTACCATCGCCAAAATCAAACTGAATGTGCCTGATCTTTGAAACACTTCTAGGAGAGTCTTCCATTACACGGGTCGTGCCCGTATCCATCTTCGACCAGCCAACTGCCGGAGTAAGCTTCCAGAAGCTGTACGAATTAAGACCAGTATCTTTCCTAGCCGCAATAACGAACGGGTTACCAGAGTCGTCATCACGAAACATCGCCACACAGAGTACTTTACCCTCTGCGGAATTGTTTCCATCGTTTACTTCTGGATAATCACGATCAAACTCTTCATACCCTTCTAAACGACGATAACCGCCAAAAAGTGACGGTTCATAATTGACCAGTCGTGTAGCTGCGCCGGGAGCATTTTCAGCAAGGTCCAAATGGTTCTCGTTTGAGTTAAGACCCCCTCGGCAGACTAGCTTAAAGGACTCAATACGATCTGGCATTAACGGCTCCTCAGGGGAAGAACAGCCGAACGTGCAGACCCACCACCAAATGCTACACGGGTGTCGTACACAAATGAAAAGTCGTTGATAAAGACGCTCTGGAGATCTTTAATGCCCCGCTCAAAAGCCTGAAACGTAAGCTGGGAACTCTCAGGATTGTCTTTATACAGGTACATGTAATACATAGCGCCATCGACTACGACATGGTCGAAGTCTTCGGGAATACGGCTAAGGTCGTTGGGGTTGTTCAGGTCTACCGTGTTGAGCCAGTACCGGAACTTGAGCGTGTACGCTTCGTCCGGGGCCGGGGTAACGCCAAACCCGCTTCCATGACTCGGGAATACAAACTGGGGCACGTCTCGGCCAGTAGGACCGGCGGCATTGTCGTCATTCCGATGTTGGTCATACCATTGATCTCGTTCAATAAAGTCCAAAGAACGGAATTCGACACCCAGCGTGTCATTTTCCTGAATCTGAAAACTAGTCCACTCAACCACCTTTAATGCTACCGGCCATGAGTATTCACTCTGCCCGATAACCAAATTCTCAGTATGTTCTGCCGCGTTAAACGGCCATTCGTACTCGGCCTGATTGATCTTCTTGATAGCGGAACGTACGGCGTCTTTAACAAGAGCCTGTACACCCCTAACATTATTAAACTCCGCTGGCGCAATCTCAACTTCATTGAGACGCCGCAGAGTCTGGTTACAGAGATCAATAAACGTAGTGGCCATTCGTACTTCCTAAAAGGTAGAGAAAGGGGCCACCCGAAGGTGACCCCAAACCAGTCTCATTACGCCACGTTGTAGTAAGCGGCGATGAGGCTCTCCGAACGAAGAACCTTGCGACCGAAGAGGTTCATACCACGAACCACGTCGGCGAAGGTGTCCGGGCTACGGAACGACTCGGTCTTGGCGATCTGCTGGGCAGTCGCGACAGCGCCACGATGACCCGCAACGATGACACCAAAGTCCGTCTCCGAACCGTCAGCAGCAGTGGCACCGGGGCCATTGCCAATAAACGGCAGGTTGTTGGACTTGTAGACCTGAAAGCCGCGAATGAGACCGCCGCCAAGACGACCGTTACGGAGAATGCCACCGGCATCCTGACCCGCAGCGAAGTCGTTGTTGATCAGCTTGCTGTCCTCATCCATCAGGAGTTCAAAGAACACCGGATCAGCCACGAACCAACGATCCTCGGTATCCACATTCTGCGTATCAAGGATACGAGCCATGCGGTTGAGGACGGCCAGCGGGCTGGTCACGCCGCCAGCACCACCACCGGCAGCGACCGGGATCGAAGTGATCTCGGCCTCGACGCCCAGATCCGAACCACCGAAATCGGTGATGTCCAGCTTCTGAGCCGCCAGCAGTTCGTCGTTGTCGGCGTTGCTGTCCTGCTTCGTGCCGGAGACCGACGTACGACGGACATAATCGCCGTTACCGTCCTTCTCCCAGCCCGACAGGTAGCCGAGGACTTCCTGATCGAACGCATCACGCAGCTTGTACGCAGCGTTGTCAGTGGCGAGGTCGATGAAGTTCACATGGCTGTGAGCCTCTTCGATGTCATCCACCTGAAACTGGAACGCGTTGGCCTGATCCACCACCATGGTGAAGTCGGCGTCCGACAGATCCTGCGAACTCAGGCTGGTGCCGCGCTTGTAATCGACCACGTCGATCTGCGGCTCCTTGATGATCCGAACACTATCCCCGAAGTTGGAGATCTCGCCGGTGTAGTCAGTGTTGGTGATACCCTCGACGACCGAGGTCTTACGGAAGGTCTTCTGAACCTTCTGCGAATAAATTACGGGAGAGAAATTCCCGTTCGGCAGGTTGCCGTAACCGCTTGCTGTAGGAAATGCCATGATTAAAATCCTCCAATTGTGAAATGGCATGAGAACCGGATAAAAACCGGTCTTTCTGACAAGACACAGAAGAGGACAGATCCGTGGCAGCCGAAGGAAGGGTGCGTAATAACTCCAGATGGCCGTCCGGGCTATTACGGGCCTACTTCTAACTGGTAGACTTCACGTCGAATTCTTCTGCTAGTGTGGCTGAAACCCAAAGGTTAGCTGCAAAATAACAGGGCTTTGGATTTCGGCTGCTGAACCTACAAAGGTAGGTCAGTAAGACTCCCCCTAAAAAGCAAAGTCAGTTTAATTCGTATTCAGGGGGAGTTTATTTCGTAAGCCTAAATGGGCTTTCGAGTATTATAGCACAGTAAAAATTAATTAATCAACAATACTATGCTAAATTTTTATCTAGCGCCACCGGAAAGGTCGTAATCAAATTCGCCTTTTCGCATAGCCTCGAAAATCGCTTCCTCGTTCTTTTCGTAGTCCTTAGCAGACATGTTCTGCACCATGGATTCCGAAAACTTCTTACGAGTTCCACCAGACGGGGCTGCGCCGCCGCGAGTATCAACAGCCGCAGCTGCGTCCTTCTTAGCGGACTTCTTACGGGCCTTGATACCCTTGTGGTACTTGTACAGGTCAATAGCCTCAGACGCAGCCTTAGCGTCCGTATTGTTCTTGTACAGTGCATTCTGCACCCACTGGGACTGCATCTGTGCCCATTCGTGGAATGCCGGGTCTTGGCGGATCTCGGAGAAGTCAGGGTGAAGACGCATCAGTTCCTGCTCTGC